GGTGTAATAAACAATATACTTGGTGGTGGTGATGTAATCAAGAAGGGATTAGACCTTATTGATGACATGCATACCAGTACAGAAGAAGAGATTAAGGCTAAGTCAAAAGCTAAGATAGATTTGATGGGGGCTTACGCCCCCTTTAAAATAGCACAAAGATATTTGGCTTTGATGTTTGGTGCAACATTTCTTGGCAGTTACCTTATTGTTTTGGGGATGACTATCTCAGGTTATGGCGACCCAGATTCGGTCACAAAAGTAATGGAACAATTTAGTATTAACTATGCAATGCTGATCATTCTTGGTTTTTATTTTGGTGGCGGTGTTGTTGACAGTTTTAAGGCGAAAAAATGAGTATAGCGCAATTGGAATTAGAAGATCTTACAGACATTATTGCAAAGCATGAGGGTCTTAGGCTTGACATGTATCTGGATACTGTAGGTGTTCCTACTATTGGTTATGGTCATAACTTACAAACACCAATATCAGAAACTGCGGCAAAGCAAATATTAAAAGATGATATTAGTATAGCTGTTCAAGAACTTGATGACCGTATGGATTGGTGGCGTGACTTACCATACAAAGCACAAGTTGTTTTAGCATCTATGGTTTTTAATATGGGTTGGCCTAGATTCAGTCAGTTTAAGAAACTAAGAGCCGCATTAGAAGATAGAGACTTTACTAAAGCGGCATTAGAGATGGAAGATTCTCTTTGGTATAATCAAGTAAAATCAAGGGGTGTTGAATTAAAACAAATGATGTTGGAATGCAACGATGAATGATAAATACCTTCAGGCTTATGAAGCTGTTCAGGTTTATGGAAGTATTCGTGAAGCGGCAGATGCGATAGGAGTTCCTAAAAGCACTGTGCATAGTAGATTAAAAGCATACGAACATCAATCGTTAATGAAATCTGATGACAGGCCATACTCTCTTCCCATACAGGAGGATGATGATGTTGACGTTGAAGAAATCGTGGATATGCTCCACAAAAGATTCCAGAAAAGAAAGAGGCATAAAGAGTCTAAAAAGTGGCTACAAATTAATATGGAAAGCAATGAGCCATTTGCTCTTGTTTGGCTTGGGGATCCTCACATTGATGATAATTATTGTGATTGGGATGTGCTTAAAGACCACTTATCAGTCATTAATAGCAATGATAGAGTATTTGGTTGCTCCTTAGGTGACTTTCAGAACAACTGGATAGGTAGGCTGTCTAGGCTTTATGGTGAGCAAGAGAACTCAAAGAAAACAGCATTAAAGCTTGTTGAGTGGCTTATAGATAATATGAAGCCTATGATATTAATTGCTGGCAATCATGACATGTGGTCTGGTGCTGGAGATCCATTAAAGTGGATGGCTGGTCACAGAGCTATTATGGAAGATTGGGAGGCTAGAATACAAATCAACTTTCCAAATAAAAGTCATATAAGAATACATGCGGCACATGACATGCCTGGTCATAGTCAATGGAATGCATTACATGCACAGACAAAGATGGCTAAGTTTAAAAGCAATGCTGATCTTTACATTAGTGGTCACAGGCATAATTGGGCATTAGCTCAGATGGAAGAGGTAGAGCAAAAAAAGATAATGTGGTTAGCTAGAGCAAGAGGCTTTAAATACCACGATAGCTATGCTTTTGTGAAAGGTTTTGATCAACAAAACTTTGGTCAATCAATTATGCAGGTTATTGACCCTAGAAGTCATGATCCATTTCTTCGTCATCAATGCTTTCCTTGTGTTCATGTGGGTCTTCGTTGGCTTCATCATCTTCAATCTCTGTCAGAATAGATTCATAAGCAATGCTTGCGTAGCCAGCAATGTCAATCCATGAATCAACATGAATAGGGGTTTCTTTTAGTCTAGCAAGCTTTAGCATAATCATCATTGATACCATCTCTGTTGGAGATATATGTCTATCGTAATAAGCAGACCACATATGAGCGATGTGTTTCATGCTCTCACTAGGATCACCATAATTGCTTTGCCTTTCATTTAAAGTTTGGAAAAGCATACTGCAAAATTCTTCTCTGTACTTTAGCATTAATATCTCCTATAATCGGTTATGCCGCTTATTTCTGCGGTTGTGGGGGGAAGACGGGGAGGATTATTTCTCTCCGTTTTCTTTTTGTGTAAAGTCGTAAACAATAAAGCCAGATTTATGTTTTCTTATAGGAACATCATATTCATCTGCTTCATCATAGGTATGATTCTCTACTAAGATGTTGCTCTTCTTTAGACCTTCGATAAATTGTATAAATCCTATTTGATAAGAGATAGGCTCAAGCTCTCTCATAATTCTGCTAGGCTCAAATCCTACACCAGCAATATCTATAAGCTCACCATCATCAAGCCATTCTTCAAATCTTTTTCTTGCTTCATATTCTGTTATTAAGATTGCTTCATCATGCGACATTAGTATTGCCTCTAAATACCTGTATAGGCGCACCACATCCATCGAGTATACGATCTATCATCACTAAGCAAACACGAAGTATTGCTGATTCTGCATCCTGTAATGATTGAAAACTAGATATGGTCATGTAGCAACTTGCGCCAGTGTTATCATTATCTGTAATAGTAATTGATATAGATATTTCATCAATGCTTAATTTAGTTATGTGCATAAAAAGAGAGCGTTTGTCTGTTTTTACACCACTGCCAGACAACATTAAACAGTCACATGATTGATTAGCTTGGCTAAGAAATATTTGAGAATGATTGGCAAGTATTTTATGTATACGTTTGTCGTGTAGGATTGATTGAATAGGTGTCATGCTTTTACCGCTTTGCTATGAGGTTCGTATTGTACTTTAGCATTAGCGTCATAGCAATGAATGCATTTAATATTATTGTTTACAAAAGCGACAAAGTTGTCTGACTTAAGCGAAAGGTATGTGCCGCAAGACACACACCTCTCTTTGATGATTTCTTTAGGCGGCTCTGAGTTGGACTTTCTTTTTCTTGAAGCCATCAGTGAGTCTATCCTTCGCCTTGTTACCGAGCTTGTTGATACGTTGGCTGTTGAGACGCCAGCAATCATCAAGTTCCTCTGAGGATGTTGCGCCCAAAAACTCTTGGAGTATCCTAGATTCTTCATCATTGTCTTGTTCCTTTTTATCTTCAATTTCTGAAAGAGGCAAGTCTTCACCAGCATAAATAGTTACACCCAAGCCAAGATAAGCTAGTGCTTTGACAAGGCAACGCTGATGCGCTTTGTTAACATCGAAGCTGTTAGGGTTTTGAATGCCCTTGTTGCGGTGATCAAGAACAGGATAAATTTCTGTAGCAGACTCTTCATCAATATGTACAGTTACCTTTACATAAGCGTAACCGTTAGGGTCAAGCATGTATGGCATGGTCATTGTATCAGTGTTGAATGTCCACTTTGTGAATGCGGCTTGTGGGTAATGTTGCTTGACAATCATCCAAGCCCAAGCCCACGACAAATATGTCATCCCAGCTTTTTTCTCGGTGTGATCTGAACAATCAATTGCGCTTAGTGTCTTCCAAATACTCATGCTATTCTCCATCCTTTGGTGAGTTTAATCTGCATGTAACTGTTCCTGATTTGCTTCTAGAAACAACTACTGACCAGCCTTTGCGGTTTCCCTGAAGGTCATAGGTCATCTTCTTACAGCCACTTGGTAGCCAATCTTTGAACATATTCTTTGCTTCATTGTTCATATGCTCAACACCCTTGAACTCAATCATGTTTTCTACTGACATATTGAGAGCATTTTCATAATCTGGGTTATACTCTTCATGGTCACGAAGATTCATGGTGTACATATCGTCATAGACAATGGGAGGCAGTGAATAGATTGAATCATCAATGCCATTGCCCTGATAGAAGTTCCAGAACTTCTTTGCTTGAAGCAAGTACATACTGCACCAGTCATTGTCTTTGACAACCTTTTGCCAGCGAATGGTGCATCTGAGGCCATGGAAGACAACAAACATGCATGAGTCAGATCCTGATACAAGCATGTGGTGTTGAAGCTGTGGGGCATAAAGCTCCAGAAGCTCTTCCATATCCATGAAGCCAAAGTGACACTTGATTTCTACAGGTATCTTGCTACCTACGATCATAGCGTCAAATGTGCTGTGCAATGGGATGTCTGAGAAGAGTTGAGTTCTGCCAGCCCCACGCATAT